AATTCAACTTCCATCTTTTCAAGTTCTTCTACACCACCGTGCATTTCAAACTCAAACATAGGGAAGATAGTTTCGTGCCTACCTGGTACAGGATTTGGTTCTGCTCTATATGATGTAGATAAACAGAAGAATCCTGGTGCTTCTGGGTTCTTGAGTAATTCATACTCTAACCACATTTGTCCAGTTTGAGGTAATGGCCAAACATTATCGCCATAATTATAAGTTGCTACTGTTTCTGGATCTTCACAAGCAGCAAGGATACTTAAACGGTTCTGAGTATGGACTTCGTAGAAACCTTTAGACAAAAAAAATGACCTCAATAGGTCAAGTGTTTTGGTATATTTTTTCGGGTCAATCAGACTTGTCATTATTTTAGGCTAAACTGAATTTATTTATCCATTTTATATTTCTATTTCATTCAAAATCGTGAATACTTTCTGATCCCCCGACAGAAAAAGGATTATACTTTGCAGTAGCAATCTCATACATCTTCTGATGTATGTCATCTGCCTCTTTAGGCACATTAACAACTTCTAATCCGTCTGATGTATTAATCACTATATCTTTTTCCATATCTGGTTTTGCATATATCGAAGGTTCAAACCATTCATCTGGTTCTGGAGTAATAATTACTTCACTCATTATAGCACATTATGGTTTATATTCAGGTCCTACACCCTTTTGAGGATTGTATCCTGGATATGGTTTCTTAGTTTTTGGTCCTTTTGATGGTGCAGGTTTCTTGTCTGCTGGTCCTGTTTCTACTTTTGGTGCTGGTCTTCCAGTTTTTGGACCTGTTTTTACAGGTTTTGTTCTACCTTTTAGTTCTGGCATTCTCATCATGCCACCATCTTTATTAGTTCGTGTAGTGCCAAACTTATCAGTTACCGTATTACTTCCAGTTTCTTTATTATAACTAGATTTCCAGTGAATTTTTTCACCAGCAGCATTAGTACTTGTCCCAGATCTTTGAATAGTATTCTTCTCTTCACCAATATCATCAAGAGTTACAAAAGGAGTTCTTTGTCCTGCAGCACGGAATTTATTTCTAATAATATTAAGTTTAGCGTAAGTACCACGCATATCTTTCTTTTCTTCACCTTCTTTAGGTTCACAAGGATCATCCATTTTATCCTTAGTCATTACAGATGATACTTCCTTTTTCTTTTCATCTTCTTTCTTCTTTATCATCTCAAATAATTTTTTTTGAGATTCTGAGAGATTAGTACCAAGTAATTCTAAATGTGCATACACACCTTTTGATTTAACCACTGAAGGATCTTCTTGCTTATCGTTCGGATTAACTTTTACAGCACCAGAAGAATAGTTATCAACACCTTTCCCAGTAATTTTTACACTACCTATAGGAGGCTCAACACTAGTTGTTCCCTCTTTTAATTTTTCCTCTGCTCTCATGCGAATTGATTGACCAATTGCTTTACGTCTCTTGAGCAGATACTTATCACTCTTATCAACATCACCATCATTATCCACATCAGCATCCTCTTTACCAACAGGATCTAATTTACCTGCCTTTGTTTTGGCAGTTTGTTTTCCTTTCTGTCTTTCAGATCCAACAACATCACCATGTTCTGTCATTTCAACAGATTTAATATTTGAGTTTGAACGAAGTTCTGTAATTTTTGCACGATCTGCAAATCTTATATAAGATTTACCATTTTTATCTGTTACTCTTACCTTATATTTTCTTTCTTCAGATTCTTCTAATTGACGAACATATGCAAGTTCAAATTCTGGATCTTCTTGTTCAACAAATACCTTATATAATGCGTTTGCAACACCATCAGATGCCCAGTTATTTGCACCTTTAGTAAATTGCTCTTTCACAGAACTAGATTTACTAAGACCTAATTTTTCTCTAACAGCAGCCACTTCTTTTGCAGACAAATTACTATTGGACATATATTGTTGAAAAGCAATACTTAATTCAATATCATCTCTCCGAGCACGATATCTTATATCATATACCGCTTGTCTAATTCTTTTAGCGGATGCTTCCTCAGAAGTGCCACCTTTTTGAACTACCTTTTTATCACCAGATGGTTTTGTACCTTCTTTTTTTGCTACAGGAGCAGCGACAGGTGTATGCTTTCTTGCTGGTAATTCTTCAACGATATTTTTGCTCATTGGAAAAATTCACTAATTTTTTCTTACCTTGTATTTATTTATGAAATCTATTCCCCAGTTACTTCCAGGAACCATTGTTGCAACATACCTTAAATGTGCATCAGTACCAACTAATCTTTGTGTTGCGGGTACACCAGATATAGTAGTGCCATTTACAACTGCTTCTGTTACATCCTTAATCCATGATTTAAACATTATCTGACCTTCAGTAACACATATTAAATGATTAGCACCTCTACGAAGAATTCTACCAATCAAACCAGTATTTACATCTTCAACTTTAGTACCTATATCAAATATCTCTTTAGAAATATAAGCTTCACGAAGATTTTCTGGATCTTCTTTTGGTGCTATCTCCCAAATATTCCAACATTCTTGAACTTCTTCTGCACCCATTGCTTGACGAACAGCGATAAAGTAATCTTTAGCAGCTTTTCTATTCAGCAAAGGAACTAAATCAATTGATTGTATTGGTTGCCCTTGCTCATCAATTAATTGTTCACCAGTATTGGGATCCACTTCATATATTGGTTGTCCTTGCTCATCAACTGCTGGAACTTGTTGTTGAAGATTTTGATAAAATGATTTGAAATCTCCTTCAATTGCTGCTAATCTCATTCTAGAAGCAGAGTATCCTTCCATACCTTCAGAATCATCCTCTCTTGCACCAGAAGATATAGTTTCTAAACCATCAAATTGATATAATTGTCCGTTATAATTTTGAGATAATTTATCAAACTGTTTTACTCTATCATCACCAGCAACTATTCTTACATTAGTATATCCATCATTATGTGCTTTTTTAAGAACATCAAAGATTGTATTGTTAATAGGATCATTCACAATTTTTTCAGCATGATCTGGAAACATATTCCTCATGGTACTAACTTTGAAATCAGCATCTAAAGGATTCTTTTTAGGATCATTGCTACGTGAGGGAACAATTATATAATCACCTTCCGTTTCTGCAGCAGATTCTGCAGCAATATCCATTAACTGTCCATGTCCTGCATGTGGTGGATTGAATCTACCAAATGCAAGTGTTAATGTACCTCTTGTTTTAGGAACTGGTGGAGGACCTGCTTGTAAATCTGGACTTTGGATTTGAGATTGAATATTTGCTTCTTGATCTGCTGCAGCTTGTTGTTCTTGTGCTGCTATTTCTTCTGGAGATGGTTGTGCTTGTTGCTCTGGAGCAGGTGCTTGTTGTGACTCTGGAGGAACTTGTGTATTGGGTGATGAATAATTTTTTTCTTGTTCAGATTGTTTAGGATCTTTACCACCAACTACTTGTCTTTTATTATAAAACTTTAATTTACCCTTCTCAGTCTTTGCTGTAAACTCACCAGTCTTTCTATCATACCATCCACCATGACCATCACCTTGCAATCCCAATCTAGCTGCCTGTTGAGATGCAGTGGTTTCAGTTAAAAATTGTAAAAAAGATTTCATCAGTTCTGCTTAAGCCTTAACTGTATTTGCGATCTATTCGCAACAATATATTTTAAAATGTTCTCTTTATATTTATCAACTTTTTTATCTGTTAAGAATAATTGCACAAACGACAAAAAGTTCGTGAATAAATCTCCACGAACTTTCTTAATTTTTTTGAATTCAATGATAAGTAAATCTAGAAGTTCTTCCATTGATATTTTGTTCCTTTTCTACATAATTTAATTTAATTCCCTTAAGAGATAAGAGAACTATTTTTGTGTTAGTTAATTCCTTACTATAGAAAATAACTGGATCTTTTAATGATGGATCACCACTCATTTTCTTCTCCAGTTGGTTTTCCCATAGTTTTATATTCAAGTTGTTGCTTCAAAAAGAGAACTTGTTTTTTTAAATCATCATTCTCTTTTTCAAGATACTCACAATGTTCTTGGTAAATAATTACACTCATTTCTAGTTCGTGTAGTTTAACTTCTATATCCCAATCCACTGAACCACATAATGGCGGTTTTCACTATTAGTTATGAATTTAATGTTTTCTTTATACATTATCCTCCATCCAAGCACTAATAGCAGCATCATATTCAGCAGTATGTTTGAATGCTTCTTTCATAAATTGTTCCCTTAGAGATTCAGGTTTAATTGATATATTACCTTTAATTGAATCTAAGTAAATACCATACTGATTAGGATTAGTCAATACAGCAACATTCTTATAATTCTTTGCTGCTGATCTTACCATACTAGGACCACCAATATCAATATTCTCTATTGCATCCGCAAGAGTTACATCTGGTTTAGCAACTGTCTCTTTAAATGGATATAAATTTACTGCAACAATATCAATCAATTCAATACGATTTACCTTACGATCTAAATCATGACTAGAATTATCTCTCTGAGCAAGAATACCACCATGAATCTTTGGATGTAAAGTTTTTACTCTTCCATCAAGAATTTCTGGTGAACCAGTATAATCAGAAACCCTCATTACTGGTATACCCTCTGCTTGAATAACTGCGTGAGTTCCACCACTTGATATAAGAGTATATCCAGCACGAACTAATCCTTCAGCAAAATCTACGATGCCATTTTTATTTGATACACTTAATAATGCGTAATTCATAAATCTCCTTCTTTTCTATTTTCTGAGTAATGAACATCAAACTCACCACCAGGATATCTTGCCTTTAACTTCTCTACATTCATTTCAATAATCTCATTGAAGTCTGTATCTAATGCCATACAAGCCTGAGCAACATACCACATAATATCTCCAAGTTCTCTCTTCATATGAAAGATGTTCTCATCATTCACAGGTTTACCTTGGAAGACAATCTTTTTTACTACTTCAGTAAATTCACCACCTTCAGCACAGATGCCAAGAGCAGCAGTCAATAAACGATGAACAGGAAGTCCATCACCACTTTCTACTGATTGTATACCAAAGCATCTAGAGTTAAAGGAAATATAATCCTTAGATTCTTGAGATGTTACTGCGTCTACAAACTCAGTATACTTTTGTGTATCTACTTGTTTAGTCATCTAGTTTTTTTCTTTCCTATATTATACAAATAAATTTATTTTTTGTCAATATTATTTGGCAATATAATAACTACCATTAT